ACCGGTGAGTCGCCCGCCTACGCGGATGTCCTTGTAGACGTTGATCAGGCCGGTGCTGCTCACCGACAACAGCCCAGTACTGGCGACACCGAGATAGCCGAAGACTTCGCATCGGGAGTCCCATGCGACATAGATCGTTCCGTAAACGAACATGGCGCCGCTGCCCTCGATGGTGACCACCGGATAGTCGAACAGGCTCACCGTACCGCCGTCCTCGATGCTGAAGTCATCGCGGATGGTGGCCTGGCTGTTCCATTCGATGTACCAGGTGCCGTAGGTCTGGATCGTGCCGCCAACCTCCAGCGTCAGCGTGGGGTAGTTGAACAGATCGGCCAAAGCCCCCGACTCGATGGTCATCTGCCCCTGGATGCTCGCCATCGCGCTATACGCGAGGTAGAAGCCGGTCGTGACGGTGAACGTGGCCCCGGAGTAGATGGTCAGTTCCGCGCTGCCCCATACATAGACGTAGTCGCCTTCCGAGGTCAGCGTGCCGAATACGTGAATCTCGCTGTTGTAGGCCTCGAGCGCGCCTTGAATCCTGAGCGTGCCGCCCCCGACCACCAGGATGAGGCGGCCCGGCGCGAGCGAGGCAGATTGACCGGCTCCGAATGTGACCGTGTGGCCTGCGGCCACGACAACGTCGTCCGCGCTGAGATTCGGGATCCCTCCCTGATCCCATGTGGTCGCGCTGTGCCAACTGCCGGTTTGAATGCTGGTAAAGGTCGCCACGACAGTTCCTAAGTAAAGATGCGGTACACCACGCCCTGGTTGTTCACCACCACGCGCACGAACACCTTGACCGCGTCGTCGATTCGAATCACCACGCCCTCATAGTTGCTGGGCAGGATCGGGATGTTCTGGCTCGCCGAATCCCCAATGAAACACGGGGCGGTGTTCTGCGGGTTGCCGTTGTTGTCCACGCGAGCGCCGATCCAGACGAACCGGCACGGCGTGGACGCCGCCACCAGCGCCTGCGGCGTGGCCGATGACGGAACGGTCTTGGTGCCGCCGGCGAACGAGGCGCAACCGGCCACGTCGAACAGCGGCGCGCCGTTCGCCCCGACCTCCACGTCCATTGAGTTGAGCCAGCGTCGCGCCATGTCAGCTTCCGATCACAGTGTTTCCTCATCCACTTGTTTGGCATGAATCCGCAGCATCCGACCGTGGGGGTCAGAGGGCCGGTAGTGGCCAGCCCCGCCCAAGTCGAGTACCTCGAAGATCTGCACCTTGTCACCGCTCATCACGCGAATCCGGTCGCCGACCTGCGGCCTGGTCACCCCGCCGCCGAGCACCAGCGCTTCAGCCGACACGATGAAGTCCGTGGTCTTGGCCTGCACGATCACGCCGGCTTCGTCGGCCACCTCGTAGGTCGTGGACCCCAGCGTCGCAGAAACGTCGACGGTTTCGACGCCGCGCTGGTAGGTCACCAGCCGGGACAGGTGCGTCTGCCGCATTCCGTCCAGCCACGCGGTGCCTTGTTCGAGCAGGTCGGCCACGGGCTCACGCTCCCACTCACTGCATCATTCGGATGCGAACGGTCGTATCCGCGTCCACCGCAGCGCGGACGCACTTGCCGATCAGCTTGTTGCCTGTGGCGGTGGTCGTCGCCTGCTGTGCGGCGGCGTTCCAGTAGCAGTTCGCCCCAGCCGTGATGGCCGAGCCACCACCGGTGGCCTTGGGAAAGTCGAATACCCCCTTGACCGCCAGCGCGCCGAGTGTGTTGGCCGGGATGTCCACCTTCGCCACACCAACCAGTTCACCCTGAACCACGACCTGCCCGGCGGTCACCGCCGAACCGGGCGTGTAGTCGATGCTGTTGCCGTCATGTACGAACGTTGCCATGTCGGATTACTCCTCTCGTTGTGAGGCTTACACTTCGCCCTTCATCTTCACGCCGGCCCGGAAGTCCTGAAGCGCGACGCCGAAATCGAAATACCCGCGGAACTGGATGCCCAGGACATTGAAGTCCGCGTCGGCGCGATCCACGGTCGGCGTCTGCTGGCCATTGAGGAAAGCAAGCTCGATGACCGGCAGATCATCGGGATCGGCCAGCAGATACCACGCCTTGGCCGAGAAGCCGGGGATGCTCGCGTTGCTCAGGTAGGACGAGTGGACGACGCTGAACTTTCCCGCGTGCGGGTTGGTCGTGACGTACTTGGTGCTGGCCGTAGTGTCGCGCAGCTCCATCGAGTTCATGAGCTGCGTGCCCTTCACCAGCAGCGCAGGCGGAACCAGCATCACCTTGGCGACCAGGGCCAATGGGTTGCCGTCCGGGTCCTTCTGCTCGAGGAAGAGCAGTTCGGCGTCGGTCAGACCGTCCACCGAAAGCACGGTGTCGGCACCGGCCTTGTAGTTGCCGTTGCCCACCGTGAAGAACGCGGCGTTGTTGAGGAACGCCGTCCAGAACACCTTGTTGAGCTTCAGCGCTCCGCCCCGCCCGATCCTTCGCGGCAGCGCCGTCAGCGCCCCGAGGTCGTCGTTGATCAGGTCGGTGCGGGTGATGGAGAACATCCGCCCGTAGGTCTTGGCCTGGTTGGTGAAAGTCTCCTCGTCGACCGCGCCATGCTTGAGTTCGCCGGTCGGGCCGACCTCCTCGTACTCAAACGCCCCGGTCAGCCGATAGCTTGTGACGGCCTTGAAGTCGCGGACGCTGCGCGAAGCGGCGATGCGCTTCCAGGTGTCCTCGACGCTCTCGAATCCGGCCAGCAGGAACTTGTTGGCGACATTCGACAGGATGCCGGGCAGGCGAAACGTGCTGAACGCCGCCTGGAGCGTGCCTTCCATGTCGGAGCGGAAGGACCGACCCTGATAGCCGTTGGCCCAAGCCGCTTCGAGGATGAGTTCCTGGAGGCCGATGCCGTTGCGGAAACGACGGCTGACCGCGTCGAGCACCTTCTCATCGAAGCGCGACTCGGTGGCCTTCAATCCGCCGCTCAGGCACACGGCCGCCGCGAGCACGTCGGAATCGACGGTGTTGTCGCGGATATGCGCCGCCGGCGCCTTGGGCCGTTCGGCGCGGAGTACCTCCAGCTCGGTGCGCGTGACGTCCCAGCCCTCGGCAATGGCCTTGGCCTCGATGTCACCGTGCTTGTCGCCGCACACCTTGCGGACGGCGGCAATGCGCCCAGTTTCGGCAAGCGCGGCGGCGCGGATGTCCGGCACGGGATCAATGACGGCCGGGGCGGCGTCCTTGCCCGCCCCGTCCGTCTGCGCCGTGGCCTCGACTGCGACCGGCTCCTGCTCGACTTCCCTGTCCTTCTTGTTCTTCATGATGGTCAACTCCTTGGCCGATGCGGCCACGTTCGCAGAGGTATTGCCGTCAGCGGCCAGATCGACGAATGAGATTTCACCCAACGTTGCCTTGCGGACTACGTTGACGGGCCCCTTGAACTCCCGGCCGTTCACCAGAACGGTCTGGTCCTCGCGCACAAACTCGAACTGTTCCACCGACGCCCCGAGTGACGTCTGCCAAGGGAATCCATTTCGCGCGGACGCGACGATCTCCTTCGCGGCGGATGTGTCGCGCGAGATGACACCGGCGGCGACGAGTTTACCTTCGGCGACGGCAATGCGGTCGGTGTGACCCACACCCGCCGTCGCGTCGTGGCCGAAGCGGATGGGGCGCGACTGCGACGGGATGGCCAGGCCGGCCAGGTCCACGATGACTGGATAGCGCCACCCGGCGATGCGCATGGGCCCGCCGGTGTAGGCGACCATCGAGAAACGCGGCAGCTTCGGCTTGCCATCCTGTCCCGCGGCAAGGTCAGCCGAGGCCTCGATGGACAGTCCGCCGGGTTCGCTCAAAAACTGAAGCGTCGCGCATGCCTCTGCACTGGCTCGCTGTTCGCACACCGCCCGGCGCTGTTTGGCGTCAGGGAACTCGCGGATCATGGCCGGATCACCCATGCATCGCGCGACGAACTCGTCGTAATTCTCGCCTTGATTTCGTTCAGGCAGCGGCACGGCTGACCTCCTCGTCTTCCTCGTCGTCGTCCTTGTCGTTCTCGGCGGGCGCGCTCGGCGTGGCCTCCGCGCTCGACAAACCAAGCTCTTTCATGCGCGCGACTTCCTTGGCCCGCTGGCGCAGCTCCGTCTCCCAGTCCTTGCCCTGCCTGGCGTACTCGGTCGCGAGCGTGGTCGTGTGACTGGCGAGCCGCTGCGTCTGCGCGGTGGATTCCTTCTGCGGGTCCACGTGCCCGTGTCCGTCCCAGAACCATTGATGATTGGGTTCGCCGATGTCGCCGAGTTCGAAGACCTTCACGGCCTCGGCGAGCCACGCGGAGAGGATGCGATCCAGGACGACGCATTCGAGATGCGCCTGCTCGACGCGGATCGCCTTGAAGTAGGTCTGATGATCCAGTCGCCCCGAGGCGTAGTTGTAGCCCGACGAATTGCCCGCCGCGATGTTGAACGGCATGTTCAAACACCGGGCGATCTCGTTGAGGATTTCCCGTTTGAACATGTCGTAGGTCGTGGCCGGCTGCTCGGCCTTGATCTGCGATGGTTCCCAGCCTTCCGGCGTGAACACGGCCATGTTCGGGGCGAACTCCATTTCGGTCATGGGTTCGACCTCGGCCGCCTCGCCGCCAGCGGGCGCGTTGGTCTTCATCAGCACGGCGATGTTGGCGGCGCTTTCCGCCGCCGCGATGACCGCAAGCGTGTAACGTCGAAGCTGGGCGAACAGCGGCAGCGCCGGCAGAATGTCTGGTAGGCCGCGGTTCTGGCCCGGCCGGTCGGCGCGGAACCAGTGGATCATGCTCGCGGCTGGGATGCGGTCGTACTCCGTGCCGGCCAGCGCCTTCTCGTCGCCGGGATGCTGCTTGAGCACGTGGTACTCGCGCGGGTTGCCGAACTCGTCCAGCACGATTCCATCAACGGCGTTGGTCTTGGCCAGGGACAGGCTCGGCGTCGTCACCTGGTCGGCCTCGATCAGCCGGGTGTCGAGTTTCACGGGGGAGTCGATGCCGGTGTTGTTGAACAGCAACGCGAACGCCTCGCCGTCCTGCGCCCGGGCCTGTCGCATGGTGCGGAGCTTCTCAGGCAGGCCCGCCGCCCTGGCCCAGCGCGCGAACTCGGCTTCGATAACGTGGTTCGTCTCGGCCGAGTCGGTGAGCATCTGGAGCCGTGGGCCGGTGCCGATCACGTCGTTGGCCAGGGTGAGCACGATCCCGCGGGCGTAGGCGTTGTTCGCCACTTCGTAGCGGGCGCGATTGCGGAGCGTCCGCCGGACTTCCGGCGAAGCCGCCGCATCGGCCGAGAGATGGTCGGCGTTGGCCCAGTGCTTGCGGTTGTCTGGCGTGGTCTGCGCGGCGTCGAACTTGGCCCGCACGAGCAGCAGTTGCCCGGCGGTCCGAATCTTCCTGCGCTTTGTCCAGGGCCACATTCCCATGCGCTACGCCGTCCCCGGCGGCACGATCTTGACGCGGGCGAACGCCTTGGCGGGGTTCTTCACCGCCTCTTTGGACGCCAGGTACTTGTCCGCCTCGATCTGGTCCGCCAGCGAGTGCTGCTGCGTGCTCACGCTGTCAGCGCTGGCCTGCTTGGGACCCTCGGCGTTCTGCTTGATCGCGTCTTTCAGGTCTTCCGCCATGGCGCTACCTCTCCTTCACTACCTACCGCCGCGCCGCGCGAACTGTCCGTCGCGCGAGCCTCGATATGGACAACCGGTCGCGCAAGGGTGGCGCGGTTTCCATATCTGGAAAGAATCTCACTCGACCGCCCGTTCGCAGGTCGTCATTCGCTCGCCGCAGTGGCGACAACGGCGATAACGGATGATCATGCGGTTGACCTTCCGGGTGTGGTCCACGAAGAAGTGACGGCAGCCGCACTTGCGGCATTCCAGACCCCGGTCGTCCTTGTCAGGCGACCAGCTCTTGCGTTCGGACACGGGTTCGGTCATGCGCCCCTCCTGCGAAGGTCGTTCTGCGTGTAGCGCTTGCGGGGCCGGGTGGCCAGCGCCTCGCCCGGGGCCTTCACGCCCGCCATCGACGCCGCGGCGGCGCAGCCCACCATGCAGTCGAACCAGTGATTGTCGGGCCGCGTCGGTCGTGGCGACCATTCATGCACCACGCGCCCGAGCCCCTGCACCTCCACCCACGTCTCCGAGTGCGCGACGTGCTCGGCGAACAGCTCGTGCTCGGAGCCGTCCTTGCCGAACAGCGAGATGCAGCCGCGATCCCCGGCGGCGGTGGCCAGCCCGGCATGGACGAACGTTTTCCAGTAGTTCACGTCCACCAGCACATGTTGGAACTCGCCGGTCTTGCGGACGTTGGGGATGTACCAGAAGTGGCCGTACACCTCGCCGGGATGGCGCGTGTAGGTGGACAGCGGCTTGCGGCCGGCGCGGATGCCGACGCCCTTGGCGAGCATCATGGCGGTGCCGCCGGACTTGCGTTTCACGTCGGCGACGATGCCCGGCTTGTAGCCCATGTCCACCAGCAGCCGGTCGATCTTCATCAGGCCGTCGCCGCGCTTCCACTCGCGGCTGAGGTAGGTCGAGACGAGCTTCTCCAGTCCGGCGTGGATCGCGCCGTCCGTTCCGGTTCCCGGAAACGCCCGCCCAAGGGTGCGCCTGGCGGTGGATAGCGTGAAGCCGTACCGCTTCTGCTCGGGGAACGTGCCGTAATCGACGATGTGTCCAGTGAAGTTCTCCTCCCAGGCGCAGACGCAGTAGAACAGCAACCGGTCATGCACATCGATGAACATCGTGAGCTTGGTGCACGACGTCGGCACTCCTCCGCGCTGATAGCCGTTGGTCTTCTGGCACACCTGCTCGGGCGTGAGAATCTGGTCGTTGAGCTGGACCAGCACCGGCTCGTTCTGATACTCGCTGGCGAACGCCTCGGGGCCGACCTTGAGCTTCAGGTTCATCGCGTGCTGGATGGCCGAGGCCTCGGTCCGAGCGTCGAACCGCGCCGTCCAGGCGACGACGGCCCCGGCGTCCATCGTCTCGCGGTGCCGCCGGTAGAAATCGGTGGCGGCCTCGGGGCCCTCGCTGTGACGCACGTTGGCGTACTCGTCCCACAGCTTCTCGTCGGCGGGGAAGGCGTAGACGAGCTTGGTGCACTCGCTGTCCCACTCGGGGTTCTTCTCTCGATCCAGGACCTGATCGGCCAGATCGGCGTCGTAGATTTTCGTGCAGGTGAGCACGGCCGCGATCTGCTCGCCTGGACCGGCCATGCCCAGCACGTCGCCGTTGAGCAGTTCCATGCGCCGCCGGGTCTGCGTCGTTGACGCCGCCGATTGCCGGGTCTGCGGGTCGTCCAGCAGCACCAGCGACGGGCGGATCACTGACCCGTCCACGCGTGTGTGCTGCTGGCCGCGCATGTTCGCGTCCAGGCTGGTCGTCGTGATGATCGATCCGCTCGACGGACTGGCGTCGTGGCCCTCGTCGCGCAGGGCGCGTGGCAGGTGGTCGCTCTCGATGGTCGGGAAGACCAGCTTCTCCTGGCCCCAGTGAACGTGCGTCAAACGGCCTTCGATGTGCTGTTGAAGTTGGCGCTTGGAGCTGTTCTCCAGGCAGCGCAGCGGGTAGACCGCCTCGGGGAAATCGGCCAGCAGCAGCGGGTTCTCGACGATGTGCTTCTTGATCGGCAGGAGCAGTTCCTTCGCCCGGTCGTCGGCCGCGCCGATCAGGCAGACGAACGGCCGGTAGCCGTAAAGGATCGCCCACAGCGCCGAGCACCGCGCCAGCGTCGTCTTGCCGCTGCCGCGCGGCATGGCGAAGGCGAACAGCCCGCCCTCGCGCACGGCCCGCTCGATGCGTTCGATGACCCGGAGGTGATCGTCGGACCATTCGCGGTGAAACGCCGCCGGGAAGTATGTCTCGCAGAACTCCCGGAAGGACTCCTCGCAGCGCCTGCGGCGCTCAACGTCCACGATCTCGGGGATGGGATGAACATCCTGCGAAACCTTGGTCGCGGCGCGATTGCGCTCCGCCTGCCTCCGTCGCGCTTCGGCGTACTCCATCTTCGCGGGGCGCGGCCGGTCCATTTCGTCGACCAGCCACCGCGCGTAGCGTACCAGGTGGACGTGCGTGCCGTCGCCGAACTTCAGCGCCCCGGCGTCCATCTGCCGCCGCAGGCGCGAGCGCGTCAGCACCGCGCCCAGCGGCGTGGCGTTCACTAGCTGGAGCATCTCACTCTGCGTCAGTCTGGACGGGTCAATCGCCATCGCGTTCCTTCAGTCGCCGGTTCAGCCACGCCGTGTAGTGCACTAGGTTGACAGTCCCGTCCGCGCCGACCGGCGCTCCGTCCGCAACATGCTCGCGGACCTTCTGTTCAGCCACGCCCAACAGCCGGGCGAGCTGGGCCACGGGCAGCGCTGTGGGGTTCAACGCCGGTTTGGCTTCAAAGGGAGTGTCACCACCTGACATCTACGCCGCCCTCCGCATGTCAGGCCCACCCGTTGCCTGCAACCCGCCGCCCACAGGCAGTCCGTGTGCCTGACATGGCCGAATCTCGCATCGGTAGGTGGAAAAGAATCTGCGAATTCCGCTGGGAATTGCGGCAAGATTCGCTTGATCCCGTTCGCCGGACTTGCCCTCATGGGGCTGTACGCATGAGGCGTACCCAACGCGAAGGAGAAGACGATGACGAAGGAGAACGACGCGAAGGCTCGCCTGGACGACCTGGCGACCCGGCTCGCCGGCGAGCTGGGGATCGACACGCTCGAGGTCCGCAACCTGGACCGCCACGACTTCCACGAGGTGCACGTCGCTGCCCTGAAGCGGGTGCTTCAACGGGCTTTCGTGCTCGGCATGCAAGCCGCTGAAAGTGAGGGATCGAACATCCAGGACTACATCGATGCGCTGTAACGCCGCCCGGCTGAGCTTGCCCTCATGGCAAAGTGAAC